TCTTCTTTCAATATCATTTACAAAAATATTTGCTGTCTTGCCATCTAAAGCAAACAGTTCTTTAAAGTGTACAATAAAGTATCTACCTTGTTTGTGTAGTATGTGACACGATTGATATATCTTTCGTTCTTTTCTACTTGCTACACCTATTCTGGTTAGTGTCTCTCTAATTTTAAGGAAATCATCTGGCTCTTTTATTTTTACTTCGAGCATGTTTTCTGGTTTCCATTCTATAACTTCACTCATTTTCTCCCACCTTTATATAATCTCTCTTTTATATAATCAATCTGTTTTTTAGTCATTAAAGATAAAGCCTCTTGTGCCTTCTTATTAGAATAACCAAAGTGTTGTTTTACAACATCTAGGTCTTTTATCTTTGAAGACTTTAACCATTTACTAAATCTTTTTCTAGACTTTATACTATTTAGATAAAATGAGAATTGCATATGCTTCGTAGCATGATGTAACCTATTCATTTCGTTAGCATACATAACTGTGTCTGAAAAATAAGACAAGCCTTTATTGATTATAAAAGGTGGATACTTCTTTTCCCAATCTCTATCATCAGTATCAAGTAGTTTCTCTTTACTGTAATTTATTGCTGTGAGATACTTTGTTAGGCTGTAATCACTCATTTGAATTTACATTCGGTCATTATCTCGGTGAGACAAGCAACCATGTTCAATTCAGGATCTGCTACAAAGGCATTTTTATATTGATATTCTGCCAGAAGAATAACCATAGGTGGAATACTTTGTGGTTGTAATTCTGTATAAAAATTTTGATATAAGTCTTTGTATAAACCAGCAGGGTCTTGGTCAATATGATCTACAACCCATTTTCTCATATCACCAAAGTGTCTATCTTTTAATGACTTGTTTAAAGACTTGATATTTGCTTCAGCAATATTAACAAGAATACCTGTATCTATTTTACCTGATACAGAATATCTTTGTAGTTCATTGATGGTTCTTCTAAAGTCTGGATAAAACTTAATAATAAGTTCTGCCAATACCTTTGGGTCAAACTCAATGTTCTCTTGTTCTAGGATTGTGGATAATCGTTTGTGAAATAAACCTGCTAGTTTCTCTTTATCTTTTTTCTGAATAGAAAAATTGATTACAGTACATCTGGAATGAATTGCAGGTATAATTTTATTTTTATAATTACATGTAAAAATAAATCTACAATTATTACTAAATGTTTCGATAAAGTTTCTTAGAGCAGGTTGAACACTCTCAGCATTCATATAATCTGCCTCATCAACAATAACCACTTTGGGTTTATCGCTCTCATGTAGAGATACAGTTGAGGCAAAGTTTTTGATTTGGTTTCTTACAACATCAATAGATCGACCTTCGTCAGAACCATTGATCATCATAACATCACAACCAAGTTCGTTACATAATGCTTTTGCTACTGTGGTTTTACCAGTACCAGCGGTACCAGATAATAATAGATTTGGTATTTCACCTTGTTTGAGAACAGACTTAAAAGTTTTTTTAATCTCAACAGGTAATATACACTCGTCAATTGTGGAGGGTCTATACGCCTCCACCCATAATAAATTTTCCATTATTAACCCTCATACTTAGAAGTATTTTCTAGGGCAATCCAGTATTGTACTGTTTTGTTTTTGTGTCTAAAGTTAGATATTAATTTTGAAGATATCATTACAGTATAGTCACCTGGTAACATTTTGAAATGCTCTGTTTTAAAATGAAATTCAAACTTCTTATCAGTTGAACCCACTTTAACATCATAGGTATTTGCTGTATCATTTTTCTTGTCAATTGCTGACATCATTATATCATCACCTACAGATTTAACAGCAATATCTGGTAGTTGTAGCATAGAGGCTGCTTTCTTAATCTTTGATAAGTCAGTTTCCGTCAATGTAAACTCTACCTCTGTTGCAGGCATTTTAACATCTTTTTGTGGAGTTGTAAGTATGGATTCATCAGCAAAATAGTATTTGGATTTTGTTGATGTACCTTCTTCGTTAATAGTCATATGTTTTTCATCAAAGTCAAACACAGGTTTATTAAATAAAGATAACATACCTAAAAATTCAGATAGGTCATAGATGGCAATGTCTTGTGGAAATTCTTCTTCAACACCAGCAGTTGCCAATATGTTTTTCATAGTTGAGATTGTTTTAATTTCTTTTCCTGGGGTAATCTTTAAATTAGGATTAATTTCAGAAAAGTTTTTTAATATCTCTTTTGTATTATCACTTAGTTTCATTATATAGTTTCTCCTTAATCATTAGGGTTGTTTAATTTTTCAGACATTACTGAACGCAATGGTGGTTCTGGTATTGTTTCACCAGTCTTTGTATTAGTAAATTTACCTATATCATATTGAAGTAAATCTTCCTGCAAAGTATCTATTAAAGATTTGTCGTTTTTGTAATGGTCCTGGGACAATTGTATTATGGCATAGTGAATAACTTTCATAAGGTCTTTCTTATTCTTGCCTTCCTTCTTACCATATCGTTGAGCATATTTTAAAATATTACCCATACAGAATCCATCACCGTGTCCTTGGTCAATGATAATTTCTGTTGCTTGTTTTTGAGATTTTGCGTAATGTGATGAATAGGTTTCATCAATATATCTTTTTACATCATCTAGTATTATTTTTTCTTTAAATTTATACATACATTCATTATATCAGGTTTCAATTCAAAAGTCAAGGGCGGAGTGGTTACCGCCCTATCTATATTATGCAATATCAATTGTTCTAGGTTTTTTACCTTCAGGTAAAATTTTCTCTAATGCAATTGACAACATACCATCAGCCATTTCAGCACCTTTCACCTCTACATCTTCAGCAGTTGTGAAGGTTCTTGTAAAGTGTCTTTTAGCAATGCCTCTGTGGATTGTATCTTTGTCTTCTTCATCTTTGTGAATAGACTTGATTGTGATAGTATTGTCAGCATATTTCACCTCAATATCTTTTTTATTATAACCAGCAAGCGCCATTTCAATTTTCCAATTGAGTTCGTCTTTGCCTTTCACGATATTGTATGGTGGGAATGAGTTTGATCTATTATCAACATGATGATCAAACTGGTTAAAGAGATCGTCAAACCCTATTGTAAAAGGTCTTAGATCGTTCCAAATAGATAAGTTTCTTGTCATAGTTTCCTCCTTGTTAGCAAGTTAACTTAATGATACCCATAGTGGCGTATCATAGTTATTTATATAGTTATTAATCATAAAAATTCAAGTGGCAGTTTTTTATAAGATACTGCCAAACTTAAAATGTGTTGTCTTATACGAGAGGCAACACTCACAGAGGTCTTACGGATAGCCTCCATGACTATTTATGCTTATGCATAAACTGATGGTTCTAAAGCGGCAAAGCCTGCAGCGATTAACGCTTTAGATGGAGTACCTATTCTGTAATAAGTACCTTTTGAGTTTTTGTTGATATAGACACAATGTCCTTCCTCACGGATTTTATCAACAACCGCTCTTGGTCGTTTTAAGTTAAACTTGTTCTGAGCGTCAGCCCAAGTTACGTTTTCACCTCTTAACATAGCGTTAAGAAATTTGGTGCTATTAGCAAGTGTTTTTCTACCCATAATATAAGGTCCTTTCTTTAGTTGCTGTTATCAAGTCGCTCTTGTTGGCGTCTTAATTTGTTTACACGCTTAATGGATTCTTTCCTTAAACGTTGTTTCTTTAACGAAGGCTTTTCGTAAAATTGCCTTTGTTTAAGTTCTTTTAATAAACCATCTTTCATAACTTTTTTCTTTAGTTGCCTGATGGCTTTTTCTACATTGTTATTTCTTACTTTTACCTCTAATGTCATTATATCACCTCCCCATTATTAATTATAGTTGAAGGTGGGCATTGCTGCCCACCCACGAGGTCTACATTATGAATGATAGATTTACTCATTGATTGGATCAACGTGCTCCTCACTATCATTGGAAGATCCTTGGTTTAACTCATCAATATTGACACCACTGTCAACCTTGGTGTATAAATCAAGGAAACTGTTTTTTGTATCATCATCAAATCTGTTGATACAAACCTCAACCGCCTTCAATTTGTTTTTGAAGATTGCATAAGCATTTACGATATGAACCAGTCTTCTAGTAGCAATGATCTCATCAATACCACCATCAAAGAAAGTTCTTCTAATGACATCAGCCCACTTAACAAGATTGCTAGTAAACTCTGTATCTTTAAGACCATAATGGTTCATTACGTTATCTAAGATTTTAGTTTCGATCTTAGCAGTAGGATATGCCTGCTCAAAGGTAACTGGAAATCTCTCAAGGAATGCTTCGTTGAGAATATTAGTACCAATGAACCTACCGTCATCAGAACCTTTACCTTTAGTATTGGCAGTTGCGAAAATTTGAAAACCGTCTTGAGGTTCAACAAATTGACCTATCTTTTTAAGGAAGATACCATTACCTTCTAAGACTGGTTGTAAACACATAATCTTATTAGAGGCAAGGTCAATTTCGTCTAGTAATAATACGGCACCTTTTTTCATTGCGTTAACAACAGGACCGTCATGCCAGACAGTTTCACCATCTTGTAATCTGAAACCACCAAGTAAATCGTCTTCGTCAGTTTCGATTGTAATATTAACCCTAATCATTTCTCTTTTAAGTTCGGCACATGATTGTTGCACCCCAAGAGTTTTACCATTACCAGATAGACCAGTAATAAATGTAGGATAAAAAATACCAGACTTAACAATATTTTTTAAGTCTTTGTAATTACCAAAAGGTACAAATGTTTCCTCTTTGTTAGGAACCAAGTTTTCACTTGCACTTTCAGTTGTTTGAATTTGTTTAGAGATTTTTTGTTTAACCTCTGGAACACTAACTTGTTTAGCATTCTTAGAAGGATTTACAAGACCGTTAACAGGTAACTTGTAAACACCTCTAGTTAATCTAAACTGAGGATCTTTAATCAACCACGCAGGTGATGATTTCATACCTAGTTTAGCGTTAACTTGCTTGATCTGTGATTTCTCTAATGTATCAGAGGAAAACATTTCATAAGCAGTATTAACATACTCTAGTTGTTTTTCATTTAGTTTCATAATGTAATAACCTTTCTTAATTATATAGCTATGCTATCAGGAAGATAGCGATTTGTCAACAAATAATTTGGTATAATACCAAAATAAAAAGTCTTATTTATCAACGATTTAGTTAGGGTGCGACAATCCTGACCAATTTTGTTCTCTTTTTGTTCTATCATTATGCCACCCTTTCAACAAATTTATTCAATAAAACTCTAGACATTTTTTTCTGTTTAAAGTTTTTAGAAAATTGTTGTTTCATTTTACCTGCTGTCATATCAGAGGTAATAGTGATTTCAGTATCATCTACTTTCATATTAGTTTTAGTAGTGATAAACAATTCATCATAACCAATATCGGTCATGGTTACTACTTTGTTTTTTCTCATTACTGCTCTTGCTTTTTCAAAGTTATCGTAACCTTCTGTTGTAGCAAAAGTTTGAATATCCCAATATTTTAATGCTTTACCAGCAACATAATAACCAATAATAGTAGAACCAGTTTTATGTTTAAAGTAAGATAAGAATTGTCTATGGTAAGCGTGAAAATGACTTCTTAACTTTTTGTTATGTTTACCATAAGTGAAACTATAACTACCATCTTTAACATTAATTTCATACATATAGGTATCCATGAATCCCATTTCACCAGTGTCTTTTTTCAGAGTTGCTTTACCCATTGTGTGACCTGAACCATCTGTTAAAAAGATTGTATTCATTTTTTGTATTTTATGTTTTGTTTTAAATTTATTTACTACATTGATTGATTGATAGATTGCACTATCAAGTGGAGTACCACCAAGTCTTAAACAATGTGGCTCATGAAACATAGGAGCATAAGGATCAAAATCAGGATCATTCCATCGACTACGAGTATAGTTGTGTTGATAAACTAAAGCGATTTGATAAAGATTTGCCATTGCTTCGTTATACTTAACTGTTTTCATATCAGAGGTTACAAATTGTAGTAATGAAACATCTTCTAATACTAGTAAACCCTCTTTATCATAATGATAAGGATAATGACTATATGCCTGTCTTGATCTAAAGTATTCATCATTATCTTTTTTAAAATTACCTCTATTAGTATCTGAAAAGGCATAAACCTCAAAAGGTATATTTACTGCTTTACAGAACATAACTAAGTTCATTGTTTGAACCAATGTATCATACATTTTATCACCCATAGAACCTGACCAGTCAACAATCATAACCATACCATGATTTTTTGCACCTGGTTCAATATTAATTCTTGCGAATATATCATCATTGTATTTGTAAGAGTGTAAAGCATTAGTATTAATCATACCAGTTCTAGCAGTTCTAGTTCTAACATAATTATCAGCAGCTTTTTTCATTTCAAACTCTTTAACCATATAATTTACGGTTCTCATTTGTTCTCTTTTAAATTTCTTAAATTCTTCTAATCTTTTAGACATTGGGTAAGAAGAATTTTGTTTTTCAATTTTTTCAGCAATTAAATCATAAGATACAACAGCGTCTTTACATTTTGGTAAAGATAGATAAAGGTTATCTTTAATATCTTTATCTAATTTTGCAATACCTTTTTTATTTTGTTCTGAGGCATGATCTGTTAATGCTTCATTGTTACCTACTTTGTAACCACCTTCTGAACCACTACTTGCTGAACCTTTTTGTTTTTCTTCTTCTTTGTCTTCTTTACTATCTGATCCTGCGGAAGATTGTTGTTCGTCTTCTTGTTTATCATTATCAGATTCAGACGAGGAAGTAGTTTCCTGATTTTGCTCTTGTTGCTCATCGCTATCACTATTACCTTCTGTTTGTTCAGATTGTTCTTCTTGGTCACCTTGACCATCTTGACCTAATTCTGATTTCATTTCTTCTTCTTGTTCTTCGTCATATTTCTCAGAACCAGAATA